CACTGGTGCCGAAACATTCATGTTCGTGATATAAATATCGCCGTCCCAGCCTTCGGTTGACCCGTCGATCAGAAATTTCATATCCGTGAGCTTGGTGCCCGGGCTTGCCGTGACCAGATTGTCATGCAGGGCCTTTTGCTCGGTATTGCCGAGCACGCAGTGCCCCTTGAAATCACCGGCCCAGGATGCCTGGCCAGGGGTGTTATCTTTCCAGTTCTGGCCCTGGCGTTCCTGGGGTGCCATATCGATTGCAAAATTGAGATTCCATTCACCGATATAATCAACGGCAACGTCGTTTTTCTCCAGGCGTGCGACCTTGCCATGCGTGGGTGTGGTTGTATAGGACATTGTACACCTCCAATTTTAAATAAATGTTTTCTGTGGTTATGTTTTACGCTTTCCCGTTTTGACTGTTCCGCTTTTAGCGGAATACTCAAAGATCACTGTTCCCTCCAGGTCCAGGATCTGGGTAAGTGCCTCCGGACAGTCCATGCACCCGGACTGGACGTCACCCTTTTTAAGGTTTCTCAAACATCCACCCTTTTTACGTGTGCATTTGATAGTGATTATTCCTTTGTAGGGGATCATGATCGTGCCTCCGTTTTGCTGTATTCAAAAATCAGTTTCTTTTTCTGCAGGACCAGCTCCTTAAAGCCGACGGTCTCGCTTTCGCTTTCCTCGATACATCGGGCGTCATACATGCCGGACAGCGAGAGGTTGTTTTCATTGAGCGAGGTATAGATCGCCGCTGCAATCTCCAAGATGCCGTAGATCTTTGGATCATCATAGCCGATGATGGGGCTTTCTCCCTGTTTAAGCTGCTGATAAATAATAACGCCTGCCTGTTTTGTGATGATCCATGATGTCTCGGTGTCCATCACATACTCAACAGCGCCGTCCTTGATGCCGATTGCGGGAAAGGTGGCAGTGATCGGGATAATGTCCTCATCAGGCACGATAAAGATATTCGTATCTGCGATGTATTCTAAGGTGGCATCGGTTTGGAGCTGCTCTTTTATTGCGACTAGAAGATCTTTCATATCCGCTCTCCGGACATCTTGCGTTGAAATAAATTTCTAACATTTGTCAGCATACGGGATTGCTCCTGGGCCATGACCGCTCCCATGATATCCCGGGCCGGGACCTTGACCTCTGTGGTGGTTTCTCGCAAATGGATCCCAATGTTATGCAGGGCCAGTTTCTGTTTGTCCGAGATCAGCCACCGATAACCCTGTGCGCTCTTTTCCGCAATTTTGGCCTGCCATGCCGTGCCTGCGCTGACCGCCCGGAAACCCACCTCGAGGGTGAGGTTCTGCCGGCTGACGTGATAGGTAATGCCTCTAAGCATGCCGGTCGATGACAAGGGCGGATAGATGCGCTTTCGCTTGTAACGTGTATCACCCGGCTCGTTTTGGTAGCGTACCTTTGGCGCCAGGTCCAGGGTGCCTTTTTTCATGCCCATTTTTTCAACACCCATGAGGCGGTAGCCTTCGGTTTTAAGGGCCAGGGACATGGCCTTGCGCATGTCCGCCGCCTTCTTATCCGCCCATTTCTGGAGCTCGCGTCCCGCCTTCTCTAAGCCCTTGAGGCCAATGGTGAGCATCAGAGTTGCCTCCGTGGGGATCGAGAAAGGCGCAATCGCCAGATTCCATCCGGTTTAGGCCCTCCCTCATTCCTCGTCAAATAATACGTAGTCGAATCAATCGTAAACGTGTCGCCCAGTGGATTGGGGCTTGGGATGTCGCTTTCCTGCGCCAGGATCACGAGCTCGTCGCCTGCCGGCTGGGGATCCTGGAGGGCTTCGTCGCTCGAAAGAATAATGATATCAATCGAGGTGCCCTCCCCGCCTGACGGCGTATAGGTGACCGCATCCGCAAACTCATCGGTGTTGAAAAAGATGCTCAGATCGGTGATCAGGGTACCAGAAAAGCTCATGGCCGGACCATTTCGTGATTAAGGGTTCAGGGTTTTGGTCCTGGTCTTACCGTCTTGTTTCTTCCGCTTGACAGTCGGCTTTTTTATCCCTTTTGACGTCTCCGGAACAAATATTTTTGTTGAGTGCTCCGTCTTTACCTTGACCGATTCTGCCGGTGGCACAATTTCCTGGGCGCATTCAATGCGGAGAAGATTGTTTCCCACTTCTTCCGACACAGTGATCGGATCATCACCAGGATGAATGACAGCGCCGTCTATGATGACATTTTTGATAATTTTGATTTGCATGTTTTGCCCTCACAAATGGTGAAATTCCCCGCCTTTGAAAAAAGGCGGGGAAATGTGTGACATTCATTATCGTTATGCAGTAATATTGCCCAGGAGATAGCCGGCGCCGGTAAAGATAAACTCCTCGTCCACATTATGTCTGACACGATAGACGTCGCTCCTGGTCTGCTCCTCGCGATAGCTCTCAACAATCACATTTTCCGGGCTGTCCTGGGTCCAGAGAAATGTGCGGCCGAGGACCGGCTCCTTGAGATCCATGCTGCCAGTTGATACCTTATAAAGGCCGCAATATTCATCATTCCACAGGTCGGTTATACTCATGGCCTTCCCTTTTTTCGCGGCATCATAGATGGCGCCGCCAACGAGCAGGCGATCAACACCGAAATACTGGGCCAGGATCCTTTTTTGAGCCTCCAGGCCGCCGAGCTCGATTGGATTGGTATATTTTAGTGCATCGGTGATCTCATCGGCTACGAGGAGATTCTCCAGGACCTTGAGGGCTATGACCATGACATTTGGCATGAGCCCGCTTGCTGCCCGCATTGCCGCCTTGCCTGCCTTCACATCAGCCCGGGGGGTGCATGTGGCTGCGGTGCTCCACTCGGTTCCCACATTTGAGGTACCGGTGATATTGCCGGTATTAAAGACTGCATCGGCAATCCGCTTTTCCTGGCCACGGAGCAAAATATCGACTGCCCGCTTGACAGCAACTTCCTCTGCGTCAAAGAATCGCTTATACAGATTCGCCTCTGCATCATCGACCGGCTCCTCCCAGCCATGCTCCTCGCAAGAATAGGTGTCGGTCTCAAACTCCCAGGTACTGCGATTGTAATTGCCTCGCGGCGCACGCTTTGTGACCGGGGTCTTGATCAGGGCTTCGAGTGGGATAACCGGATAATCGGCTGACTGTTCCGCTACCTCAAAAATGGGTAGGATTTCCAGGCCGATGAATCCTCGTTGTGAGGCCTCGAGCATATACTCGTATGCGATAACCGCCAATTCAGGCCTCTGAATTGTCGTTGCGCTTGTTGGTCTTGGCATTTTAAATACCTCCTTCTCTTAATTAGGTTCAGGGTTCTGGGTTCCAGGTTCAACCCGCCACGATTATTGGCGGATTTAAACCGTGAACCGTTGAACCGTCATTATGACGTTAATGCCTTCCTGGTGTATTCCATCCACACGGCGATCAAAATAACATCGTCGGTGCCGAGTGTTCCGTCCTTTGGCTGTATGGTAAGATGCAGGACACATGGAGATCCCGCCACATTGGCTGCGGCCAGAGTGAGGGTTTCTTCCTGGCATGTCTTGCTTGTTGCATCGCCGGTCATGGCCGATGAATCGCCGCCGAAATCCGAATCAGCATCATACAGGGCGGCGTCGACATTGTTAAATGCCGTAACGGTCCACTTGACTGCATCGCCCACGGTGGCGCCAACCTTGGCCGCCAGGAAATGCAATATAACGTCTTTAGATGCATCCAGATCAGGCGGTATGGGTACGTTGACTCCGATTGGATCAGGATTGGCGTGGTTATTCCACCGGATTCCAAATACCTCTGCCTCGGCTGCCCATCCCGGGGTTGTGCTGTCACCATCGGAAAAATCCGCCAGGGCTGTGCCGTCTGCCTCGGTGGCCGCACCGAGCGGGATGTTCAAGAATGCCTGGGCACTCAAAAGATGCTGATAGATCTCCTGCAAGGCGGCTTCAACCGTGGCTTCGGATGTAAATTCCCCAGTGTCCGCAATGCTGACGGTTGCTGCGGTGGTTGCCTTGACATTCCAGAAGGCCACCTCAATGACTGCACCGCTTACCACTGTGCCGGGCTCGACATTAATGCCCTGGGCGGTACCGCTCGAGGCGTCGCTGACCTTCCCATCAGCGGCCCCATAGAGGACTGTTCCGAGGGCAATTGCCGAATCAACGGCGCACTCAACCTCAAAGGTGCCGCCTGCCGAATTCAACTTGACAGCGATCGGATCACCGTCGCTTGCAGCATATTCCGTGACACCGATAAAATCCTCACCGGCGTCTGCATATATGACCTCTGCGGGATCAGCGGCTGGTACACCGGTATCGATCTTGACCCGCCTGTGTGCCTCGAGATTCTCTCCAGCCGTAAATGTTTTAATTTTTTCAACGTACATTGTGATTACCTCCATTTTATGGGTTCAAAGGTTCAGGGTTCAGAGTTTCCCGATAAATCGGGTTGAACAGTGAACGGTGAACATGAAACTGTGTTTATTTTTTGAGACCTTCCACGTACTCGGCATGCTTTTCCGGATACTGGTGTGCAATTGCCTTGATTGCCTTTCCTTTGGTGCATGAATGCTCCTCCATATAGGCGTCAACCAGGGCCTCAAAGGATTTTGTCTCTGTCTCTTTTTCAGTATCCGTATCAATAATTTCCTGGCCCAGAGATTCGGGGGAGTCTTTCTGGATCTTGGCCAGGATTTCGGCCTTTGCCTGATCCTTTGCAAACTCCATAAGGGCGGTGAAATCTGCGCCGGGCTCGACCACCTTTGCGAATTTTGCGGACATATCTGCACCATAGGCTTTGGTGAAAATATCCATGATGCGGGCCCGCTCTGTGTTGATGGCCTGCTGGACGAGTGCGTCGGTTTGCTCTTTAAAATCCTCGAGGGTGACCAACGCCTTGCCCTCTGCAAGGATAAGCTCATAGAGCTCGCTATTTTCTGCCTTTAATATGGGTTTTGTGAGATGTTGCATTTTTTTCGTACCTCCTTCTAATGTTAATTTGTTGACTGTTTCTTCCCAAGTAAGGACTGCGTCTGCCAATCCTTGATCGACAGCATGCATTCCCTGATACAGGGCTGCCTCGGTGTTCCGAACAACGGCCTCCATGATCCCGCGGTTTCGGGCGACGGTTTGAATAAACAGATCATATATTTCATTGATTTTTTCCTGCAGCGAGGTCATGGCTTCCTTTGAAAGCTCCTCATGCGGAGAAAAATCGTTTTTATGCGTGCCCGCATAAATTGCGGTATATTTGACGCCCACTTTTTCATCGTAGTTGCTCTGGTCGGTGTGGATTGCGATAACGCCGATGGATCCAATGCCGCCCGTCCTGGGGAGATATATCTTATCGGCGGCGGATGCGATTGCATACGCAGCGGAAAAGGCAATCTCATTGACCATTGCATAGATGGGTTTTGTGCCTCTGGCATGATAGATAGTATCGACCAGGTCAAAGACACCGGTGACCTCCCCGCCGGGTGAATCAATATCAAAGAGGATCCCTTCCACGTGGCGATCCTCCAGGGCATTGATAAACGAGGCCCGGATTTCCTCGTAGGATGTGAGCCCGCTCATGGCATTGATGCCGCCTGATCGATAGACCAGTGTGTCATAAACTGGAATGACTGCGATGGTTTCAGAAACGGTTGTTTCTTCCCGGGCCTTGAGGGTGATTTCAGAGGCGGCCATATTAGAGTCGGTTATGAGGCCGATCCGGTTGCCGATTGCATTAAGGATAATCTGGAGCTTACCTGGCTCGATCATTAACGGCGTGTTGATTACCCGGGTTGCCAGAAATGGTAATTTTGCGTGCTCGTTTGCCATGCTTACCCCTCTCTTGTTGCTGGTTTTGTTTGGCTGAATGTAATGCCGTATTTTTGCTCGAGATCCTTTATCTTTTTGATCTCCCGGGCCCTGGTTTCAAGTGTCTCGTCCAGGTCCTCGCCACGGCTGGCCAGGACGTTTGACAGCGTGGTCATGTTGTTTTTAAGCGATATCTGCGCACCATTGGCCTCTTTGACCGGATCCACCCACTGCCAGCCGTTAGGGATCCAGCGGGCTTTGCAGTATTCACGCTTGCGATCGTAGAAATCCGGCACATCGAACTCACCACGAAGCCAAGCCTCCTCCAGGAGCATTTCCCAGATCGGCTGACATAGGCGCTTTGCAAGCCACATCTGCCGGAATTGAAAAAATCTGCGACCCTCGAGCAGGGCTGCCCGGGCGGACGAGTAGTTTACTTTAGAAAAATCTTTGGCTAAAAGCTCATAGGGAAGATCCAGGGCCACACCAATGGCTCTGAGGATCCGCCCGATAAAGGGATCAAAGGTGTTGCCTGGGCGGTTCGGTGTGAAGGCCTTGACGTCATCACCCTGGGACAAATATTTGATAATGCCGGGCTCGAGATACTCGACGGGCTTTCCCTCTGCATCGGTCTCGCCTCCGCTTGCCACGTTGGCCATGTTGTAGGGATTTGACGAGGTGACCATGATTGCATAGCAGGCAGCCACACGGGCGGCCACCATCTCTGACTCCAGGTACTCCGCCATGTCCTTGAAAATATCCAGAGCCGGTGCAAACCAGGGTACGCCCCGGGATTGGCCCGGGCGGTTCTGATGAAATAGATGCATGACGTTTGGCCGGCCAATCGAATTCCATGCAGGAACGCGCTTCCAGTCATCGTTTTTATAGGACCGGATTCTCAGATCGCCAGGATGGGATTTTTTAATCCAATAGGCAACCGGCTGGCCCCGCTTGCCGAATTCGATGCCGCTGCGGGTGTTTATGGCCTCCAATCCTTTCTTGTGCGGCGGGGTGCCCAGTCGATCCGCCTCGATCATTTCCAGGGCCAGGGAATAGGGCCTGCGACTTTCGATCATCAAGGGGAGAATCACGATCTCGCCGTTTTCTAAAATCTGCCGCTGTACCAGGGATTGGATGTCATCAAAATCCAGGCGGTTGGTGCTATCTGCGTTCCGTTTCCAGCGGAGCCATGCAAGCTCTGCCTGTGTCTGGAGCTCAGTTGCTTTTTCAGGGTCGATCTTGAGCCGTTCTGCATTGATCTGACTCTGCGGCATAATCCCGGAGCCCACCACGTTATTGACAACGGTGTCGGTGGCTCCGGACGCAATGCCTTCGTTGCGGTTCAGATCCCGGGACCGTGCCCGGAGAGTGGGAAGATCATTTAGGATATCGCTGTCCGCAGACCCTACACCCGGGAGCCATGTGTCATTTGGCCGGCGCTTGCGTGCGCCTTTATAACCTGACATCATAAAGTCTGTGGCGAACCGGGCCATACTCCTCTTGTATGCCCAGGTAGGCGAGACAAAGCGGATAGTCCGCTCTATAAAATTTTGCTTGCGGATTTTACGACGGCTCTTTGAATGCGGCATAATTTTTGACTCCGCCCTGCTCTGCACTTAGCAAGGCTGCAAATTCTTTGCGGGTTTCGCGGAGCTCTTTGAGGCTCATGTGCGTGAGGTTACGATCGCCGATCGAATATGATCGGACAGCTCCGCCCGTCACCTTCGCCAGGATAGCGGTGTCGATTGCGTCGATAATGGTCTGTGCCGAGGTGCTCATAATTGGGTTAATTGTGCATGACTGTGTTGCTCCGCCTTCCATAAAAAAATGGGGCCGTGCAAGTGTGCGGCCCCGCACGGCCCCATTAACTAAGGAGGAAAACTATGAAAAAGATTAGGCTCAAGCATACGAGTGTGAAACAGGGCCGTCAAGAAAGTGCTTGACAGATTTCCCGGATCTTCACGGCTTTTCCCTGTTTTTCACGGATGGGTCCATAGTAAAGTAAAGGGGTAATTGAGATCGAGGCATACGCGGGAAATACGCACTTCGAAAAAAACGACTAAGTGGTTGATTTAATTAAATAATTGAAAAAGAGGAGTAAAAAGAGGAGTAAAAAGAGGGCATATGAGGCAAAAAAGGGGCTCGAGGCTCTAAAATCGGCTATAATTAACGATTTCGGCCTCGAACCCCTGTCTCTCAACTATGATTTTTTTTTCTTTTCAAAGCGTTCCAATTCACGTTTTAAGGCATTTAGCATGAATTGTCTAACGCTGATATCCTGGAGAGCGGCCGCCGCTTTTACCTGACGGCGGATTTCATCCGGTATATTGCGTAACAAATAATCTTTTCCCATGACATCCTCCCTTAGTTAAATAGAACGTCCTGCGTGCCCTGCGCCTTGAGCATGGACCGCTTGATCTTGTGCAAATAATCGATGATCAGGTCTATCTTTTTTATATTAGCGGTGATCGAGGAGTCAAGCACTGATTTGAGGACCGACATATCATCGGCACTGAACGATCGGCTGATGAGACTGAGGACCGATTGCAGGACCTGGTCATACTTCTTTTTGACGGTGACTTGCTTTTCCGTGGGCTCCGGGACAAATGTTGTCTGCTGTTCTTTGAAAAGGATTGCGCTCGTAACGGCCCGGAGCTGGTTGTAAGTGGCTGCCTTTCCCTCTTTGATTTTTCTAAAAAGTAGGAGCTGGCCTTCCGGTGAAAGCCGGCTCATTTCCTGGGCCTGCGATGGAGTGATCACCTTCTTGATCAAAAGATCCTGATAGAGCGGATCGAGTTTGAGAAGATTGAGCCGCTCCTGGATCCGCCAGGTCTGTTGGAATCCTATCTTTTTTGCCAGGGCCTCGATTGATATACCCATGTCCAAGATCCTTTGATAGCCTTTTGCCTCCTCGATAAGATTGAGATCTTCACGCTGGAGGTTCTCCAATAAGGCCAGCTCTGCGATTTTCCGTTTACTTGCTGTGATTACCCTTGCCGGGACAGTCCCTTTGCCGGCGATCTTGCATGCCCGATAGCGTCGCTCACCGGCGATGATCATATATTTATCCGCCCGCTTGGCCACGATCAGGGGCTCCATGAGGCCGTTTTCCTTGATGGAGTCTGCGAGCTCCTGGAGCTTTGCCGGTTTAAAATCCTTGCGTGGCTGGTCCGGATTCGGATAGATTTTTGCAATGTTCAGATTTTTCATATTACCACTCCCGTTTGTAAATATGGTTGATTGTGACGTTGTATTCCTGCAGGCGGCGGGCGATCTCATAGTGTCGGTGACATTCCTTTGGGTTTGCCTCCATGCACATGAGACAGGCCCTGATGCCGGTCTGCCATTCTGCCAGCTCCTTGATATCCTTTTCGGCAATTTTAGCGAGGCCGCCCAGGATCTGGCCGGACCAGATATAGGCAATGCCCTCTTTTTCCACGGCCGCATGGAGAGCCTTTTTGTTAAACTGCGGATCCCTGCTATATGGCTTGGACCGGACATCGACGAGAAATTCGATGCGAAATTGCCTGAGCTGCTCGATAATAAAATCGATGTTTTTTCCCTGATAGCCTATTGAGTATAACATGAGCGGACTCCTTCCCCTGTAATAACATCTTGACATAGGTTGATTGATTGTTTTAGTAACTGACATATCGGTGTGCCTGTCTTTTCTCTCCACTCATAGAGGATCTCCATCTCTTTATCGGTGAGAGCCGAGGCGGGCCACTGATACCCTTTTGTTTCATCTGCTTGGTTCATGATTTTTCCTCCCTGTTAAAATTAAAGTTTAACCACCTCCAGGCCCTGTCTCGAAACAGAGCCCCGGGATGATTAACTACCATTCCTCATCTTGTTCTTTTTCCGGTATTCCACACACCGAAAAAGCCTCGTCTGCTATGTTTGCGACAAGATCTGTTAAGTCAATATTGCCTAAATTATATTCTTTCAAAAGATCTCTCATTCTATCTTTCATGACATCCCGCACGGTGTTCCCTGATGGATTGGTAAAGCGATCTAATTCTTCTTCCAACGTTTTGTCATTCTTGAGGGCGGCAATCCATGCAGCCCTTGTATCCCATTGCGTGTGATCAGCAACGATAGCCTCACACAATCTGATAATCGAATCAGCCCTACCTTCTTGCAATTCTCCTATGGCGAGCTTTGCTCTAAATGACTCTAATTCTTTGAGAATTTCTAAACTAAGAACATCATTTTGTGATAATCTCATTATATTTTCCTCCTTATAGCTTTTGTTGCGTTTTGATATTTTTTAGCCACATATTGGCGAATTTCGTATGATCGGTCTGCAGACGTGGCTTGCATTTCCACTGGCCATCCACATCTTTGAAGATCGATTCTTCATAGACCGGCGGGATTGCCTGCTGGAACATAAAAGGATAAATATCTCCGTCATCATGTTTGAAAAAGAGCATTTCCGGATCTTGGCAGAGGTCACCGTTCTGTTTGAAATAGTGAGCGAAACTGAAGATGAGAGCGAAATCTGTCTGGCCGATACACTCGACCACCAGGGGCATGAATGCTCCATTTGAGTTATCCAGCTTGAGATAATTGTTATCTTCTTCCAGGCCGTAGCCCAGGCCCTCTGTGATGTTGTTAAATATCTTCGTTGCCTCTTTGTTTAATGTTCTCATTTCCTTCCCTCCTTGTGTTTGTGATTGATTATCTTGATTATAAGTATAATCAAGATAATCATGAATGTCAAGTAAAAAATGCATTTTTTTTAAAAAAAACGAAATAAATGCTTTTTTTTTATATTAGATAACTTATAGGTAATATTAGATAATTCGGGCGAAAGGGTCAAAAAAACAGCGCTCGAGGATAGTGAGTAATCGACGATCGGCAGGGTGTAAGAGGGATAGGGTTTGCTGCATCGAGATCGTTGATTATAGGGGAAATATGGAGCTCGATAAAAATCGCCAAGTGATTGAAATTATTATATATTTATAAAAATTAAATTTCTCCTCGTTTGATTTTGATGACAACCCATTCCCGGATCCGGATGTGGCCAGAGGGAAGTCGAAACCAGGCATCCGGTGGAATAACTGCATACTCCGGCTCATCGATCGAGAGCCACTTAAAGATAGTGCGCCGTGATACTGCTAACATCTCGGCGACCTGGGTTATTGAATAAGCCTTTTCGACCAGGAATTTTTTTGTGGGCGACTTCTGGTGCGGAATCCAATCTTTTTTTGGTTTAATCCAGTTCATAGCTTAATCAATATATTGTCCATGGTTAATAGTTTACCCCCTAATCCACAAGCCACCTTTCCGCGGAACCCAGGCGGATTTTGAGCCAGCCTTAGAAGCCGGAGCCTTCTTTTTAGGCCGTGGCCGATCCTTGAGCACCATGAGGCCACCCCACCACTCAGGATCTACAGTAGCAGCGCAATAGACCTCTACATCCAAATAGTGATTGGCTGCCCTGGTTGCCACCCATTCGATGTTGCCCTTTTTATTCCGGCGCTTTTCCTCTGCGGTGATCTGCCGTGCATAGTCCATGCCGGTCTCACTATGGAGATAAAATGCCTGTTCCTTGCCTGTATCGACCTGCAGGCGGTAATGAATCAGCTCCTTGAATTTGGCCGTATCAATCGTGAAAAGAATGATCCCACCAGGGATGGGAATGTTCCTGCTTTTGCCGGGCATCTTGTCAATGACCGAGTGACTCAGGCGTGTAGCCATCGGACGCGGAGATCCTTTTACGCCAAAGGCAACGCCCTGGCCATGTTTCCGGAGCCATGTATAGACTTCCTCCGTGGAGCTGATCCCTTCTTCCCCGCCTTCGCTCCCGCCGGTATCAATGGCCGCCCGCCAGATGTGCATCGGTTCGCCGGCCTGGGTATGATACACATCGTCAAAGATGATTTGGTGAAGGTTATCCCAGCTCATGATATAGCCATAGCGTATAAGCCATGAGGTATAATCCCGGGCCCAGGCTCGGACGCCATAGTAAAAGCCTTCTTTCTGCACATCGAATGCCGCGGTGAGGACCAGAGCCTGGTCCGGCACGATAAGGGGCGGGATGTCGGTTTTATGCGTGAGGATCTCTTGCTCCTCTGCCTGGTAGAGCCTTTCGACCCAGGTCTGGGCCAGCCAGGAATTGAGAAAATTCTGGAGCTTTTCCGGATGGTCCTTTGATTGAATAAATTTCTCGGCGATATCTCCCCAGGTGAGCCAGGGTGAATAAAGGGAGCTTAAGAGATAGCCCTTGCTTCGGATGGTGTGCGTTTTCGGGATATTTTTATCCGGCCGCCACTCGTAACCGGCGATCATCTGCGGAC